ATAACCATAGCCGACTTCAGCTTGGTCAGTGCGCCTGAGATACGAGTCTCGATCAGGTACTTCTGCTTGTTGTAGTCGATGTCGAAATCATCGAACATCGTGACCTGACCGCCCTTGTCAGCGCCAAGCACGTAGTCAACCGGGTTGACCATGATGCCGACGATGTCAGGCGTCTCCAGAAGAACCTCAACCGGAATGACTGCGTTAACCCGAAGTTCTGCAGCAAGCTCATCGAGCGTGCGATAGAGACGACGGCGATCGTTGTCACGACTGGTCATGAATCGAGCAATCCAAGCTTCTGTGGTGTAGAAGTTCGGAAGACCCGTACCCTTGAGCTCAGCACGCTGACGAATGACCTCATCAACAACTTCCTCCATGTTGGAGCTTGCATTGTCGACGTTGACATAAATCGTCGTGGTATACATCTCGTTGTCGCTGACGATCGGACGAATATTCTGTTCGTTGATCTTGTCCTCGTCGGAAATATCACGGCCATCGCCAACCAGGATTGCACGAGCGATTTCCTCGTCGAGCATGAGACGCATCTCACCCTTCAACCAAGCAACCACGTCGAAATCGGTGATGTCGATAACGTCGTCACGATCCAGAGCCTGCTTCTTGTAGATAGTCGTCGGGGTCGTGCTACGACGAGCAACCGTGAAGAACTCTTCCTTCTTCAAGTTACCCTTGATATAGCCCTTGGCCCGAGCCTCTTCCATGGTGATGTCAGCCGTGGTCGTACGGATACGAGAGAATGGGCTCTTGCGCACAGCACCGATAAGAGTGGCAACCCACTCAGTGCGACGCTTGTCCCAATCCGGAACGTCCGTAATCGACTTGGCATCCGGAAACAATGTCTCGATGTCGGTGATGCCGTGTTGCAGAGCGTAATCGGTGAAAGCGTCCTTCATCGACACTTTCTTGGTTGCAGCCATTTCAATGATTGCATTCAGTTCCGAGTGCGAAAGAACGTGAGAAGTCTTCTCCTCGCCGTCTTTACCCTGATCCTCGAAGACATTGTGCTTGATCGTCTCAGGCATTTGCTTTCCTTCCTTTGTGGTGTTGCCGAGTTCGGCGTTGGTTTCATCTTCTTTGGTGTCGCCGTGGGCAACAGTATCATCTGAATTATCAAGTGCAGTTTGCGCTGCAGTATCACCTTCATTGGTAGCAAGTGCTTCTGCAATCATGAAATTAACAACTTGCTTCTGCTCTTCATTCATGGTGTCATAGACATCTTGAATAGTACGACCGTCGTCTGCATTATCGGAAGACGCATTAGTGTCGGCGTGAGTAATTTCAATATCTTCTCCGGTGTAGATGAAGGCCTCATCCTCGAGAACTTCATCTCCGTCAGAGTGACGAACAGTCACACTGTCGATAAGTGCGCCAGGATTTGCTCCTGCAAGAACAAGACTGACTTCACGAATAACGCCATGAAGGACCTTACCAGCTCTCTGAATGAGTTGATTTGCCCAAATGGACATCATATGAATGTCACCATGCTCAAGAAGCTCACGAGAATGATCTGCCTTCTGAGAATTGTTCAGGAAGCAGTATGCATAAACGCCTTCCGGGCGATTTTCAAGGATTGCATGACCCAGTACGTTTTCTGGATCAGTATGGCCGTGTTGCCAAACCAACGGAACTTTTTGCCCATCCTGAGGCTTGAATGCGTCAGGCATGATGGTCTTACCATCAGAGCATCTGAGTCCCGCCCGAGTGGCGTAACCGCTGAAATCTGGTTTCATTTTGACGTTTCCTTTCAAAAGTCTTAAGACCCAGATGGTGGTTCTGGAACTGTTGCTGTTGCATTAGGTTGTGGCATGTTGCTGTTCACTAATTGATCAGCTTTTGGATCCTTGGATGGGACTAGTCCCAAATGCCCTCGAATCTCATTAGCTGACAAGATCTCATTCCGTGAGAACTTATCAGCAATATCAGCCATTTTCTCAACAGGAACAAACCTGAACGGATCTCTGAAATACTGTATACGTTCATTAGCATCTACTCGAGGTCGTCCTAGGAACGATCGCTGCATGTTTTCTTTGATAGCTTCCAGAATAGGCTCAATGGTTCGATTGTAATAGTTGAGCATGGTCGCTTCATCTGCTGTACCGTTCATAACGGCCTCTGTAATACCCAACTGACCATACAGCATGTTGGTTAGGTACTCGATCTGCTTGAGAAGATTGTTCTCTGCGGGTCGATTGAGCTGTGTTATCTTTTCTGTGCCATCAGTATAGGCAATACCATACCGACTGTCTCTAAGTTGGAACTCGATGTCTTCTCGTCTTTTCTCAGCTTGTTGACGTCTAGCTTCAGACTTAATTACATAAGGTAATTGAATAATCAAGTCCAATTTACCAGAGCCAGACTGTTCGTCGACAGCATCCAATAGACTCAGTTTCCTAATCAACCTTTGCAGCGTTGAGTTAGGTGCGTTCATTACTGAGTACAATGGATTTTCGACAATAGCTGTGGTTCGTTTTTCTAGAAGAATTTCTTCACGAACACCCTTATCTTCGTTGTAAACATTCACCTTAACATGTCTCGGATACCACTGTTTAATGTCACCAACACGCAAAGAAAGGATGTCCATCCCTTGATTTGGATCTATCTGTGATATCGTATAATCAACTGGTACAATCGCAGCAGCACCTGAATCGAACAACGTCATACAAATGTCTTGACGAAATGCTCGTGGACCTTGATCGATGTTTGGTTCAAAAAGCAAACAATGTGTAAGTTCGCTATCAATATCTGAATCATAACGATCTTGTTCATCTAGATGTACATGCTTCAAAGTGATAGCAGCAACATCTACAGCGATACGATTGTAAATTGACGTAATGATGGTACGTTCATTAGTAAAACGAAGCGTCTGACGTTGAGGAGCAGAACTGGAACTAGGACCAATATCGTATACTATTTGAGGATTCTGGTCTAGAACCTGTTCGTTATATCGAAATGCATTGTTCCAAGCTTGACGAAATCTTGTTACAAATGGAAATGGCAAGTTTGTACCTCCTTTCTAGACGAGATGCTTATGGAAGTACTAAACGTTCAATTCTCGAACATCAATTCCACCCAAACGATCCAACATATCGGTTACGTGACGTTTGCCTGCTTCAACCTTCCTTTTGTGTTTAGCTACACGAGCAACAGAAAGTTGAGCACCGCCCTTAAGACCACCGCCCCCAATAATATCGACAACGGGTACTTGAAAAAGTCCTCCGATTAGTTTGTCAGCCTTAGAACCTTTTCCTTCAGCCAAACGTTTGATTCGATCAATATTTTTTTGAGCTTGAGCTTGGTTTCGATTACCAAATCTATCTGGACCCAACGCTTTCAAATGTTCAGTTCGAAGTGCACCAACTGCAGCTTTCTTTTGTGCTCTACGAACACCCCACTTTTGACCTTTGACTCCGTGATGCTCAAAGAAGTCATCAATTTCGTCATCAGAAAGTCCTCGGTGTTCGAGATACTCACCAATTTCTTCATATGTTTTCACTCAAACGCCTCCTTGTTCGCCTTGTACGCTACGTAAGCATCCATCATGGCTGATACGTTGTCAATTTTATCCTGAACTCGTTTCTTCATGAGTTTACGGTTACCGTTTGTATCTTCAAGAGTAACTGCATTACCCATTGCAAAAGACATCAGTTCTTGGTCGAATATAAGCAAACGTTGTTCACTAAATATTTTCAATTCGCCAAGAGGAACAGATTCGGTTCTTGCTCCCTGAATTACTTTTTCAATTCCATAAGGACCGTTTTCGGCTTCCCAACGTGATACAAACTCTTTGGCGTTGTATGGGTCAAATCCAAGACAACGAACATCGTAATTTGCTTCGAGAATAAAAGTGTCAAGATCTTCGTACACTTCCATCATGTCCAACACGGTTCCTTCAAGAACATGAAGACTGCCTTCAGCAATAAACGAATCGTATTTGATTCTCATAGCCCCAGGAAGATTTCTCAACGTTAAGCCTGTGATGTAACTTCGTGTTTTGACTCCAAATCCACCATTACTCAATGGGAATAAGAATGTAAATGCACAAAAGTCGTCGCCCTGCGACATGTCCGCACCAAGCGTACACGGCATTTCCCAGAATTCGACTTTTGGATGTGGAATAGTTTCTTCGTAAGTAAAGAAATACGTAAACCCTTCCATTGGCAATCCAAATCGTTTAGCAAGAATATCATTTCGAGAAGCTGGAGCTTTTTCTGCTCTTTCAACATCAAGATGATAAACGTCGTAAGTTACTGTCTTACCAAGATTAGGATTTGCTTTAACCCACATCTCTGGTTGACCAACTTCTTCAACGTCATCAAGTTTGTAATGCCAAATCGAAATATGAGGTGCTTCGTATTCTCCACGTAGGATACTAGCAAGCTCCATCTTGATGGTGTCACCAGATCCGTTACGAACGGTTCCCTCTGAACTGATTGCAACAATCAAATAGTCATCAAGCTTTGAAGCACCTTGCTCAATTGCGCCTACCACATCTTCACGAATATCGCCAGACAACCATTCGTCAACAGTAGCCACTTTAGGTCGAAGACCTTGAAGCTTATTGATGGCCATTGGACGAACTTCAAGAAGTGAACCTGTAAGAAAGTTCTCGATGCCTTTTTTAGTTGAAGCTAGTTTTTGGCGATTAAATCTATTACCAGTTGTGTTTTGAAGAGAGCCTTCAGTAAGAAATTTAAATAATGGTCCACGAGCACGAGTGATAGCAGTACGAAGCGGCGACATTACTTCATCAGCCTGCTTCATAGTAGGTGCTGTTGTGATCTGATGTGTAGTCGACGTATCAACAGTCATGAAGAACCCTTGAATGCAAGCAGCATACATAGATTTGGCAGCACCTCGAGCAACGATCAAATATTGTTTCTTAACCAATCGTTGCTTAATCAACTTTTTTACATAAGTTTTAGTTAATGGTTCATAGACACTTCTCTCAATGAAAAAGAACCAACCGAATAGTTGTTCAGACCATAGTTTGAATGTGTCCAACAAATGAAGATCGCCACCATCAGTAAGTGTTAACTCGTATTCACAATATTTGACGAATCCGTCAACCGCTCGGTCATCAAACCAAATGTTAGGATCGGCGATAAGTGCATCAATCCTATTCATTTCCATTGAAACTTCACGGTTGACCGGAATTTCGCCTCTTAGGACTGCATCTCTAAACTCGCCGTAATATTTTGGGGTTGCTGTATTCGACAGAGTCAAGAGACACCTCCTTATCCGAATGTAGTCAAACCTCTTTCAACTAAATTTTTGGCTGCGACTCCTACTCGTGATTTCTTCAAAGCTTTTTCAAGTGCTGCTCCTGCTGGTGTATTGTGAAAAGCAATTACAGAATTAACTGTAACACCAACGGCCAAAAGACCCTTCACAACATCATGTCCATGCTTAAGTTTTGAGGGCTTCTTACTCAAACGACTGAATTGTTGCTCCATGTTCATTCGATTAACAGCAGCACGAAGTTCAGCATCCGACAATTTCTTAGGATTCATCCTTGGTATGAAGCTGTCGTTATGCGGAGACTTACGTCGAACGCCCCACTTTTGACCTTTGATGCCGTGATGCTCTAGAAACTCGTCGACCTCTTCTTCGGTTAGATCCAAATCGCTTTGCGTAACTTCATTAACAGTAACGATCCATTCCACAATATGATTAAGTTCATCAAATTTCACCGTTACTGTTGCTGGTTCACCATCTACATGCTGAATGTCTGAGAAGAAAGTTTCGCCAGTTTTAATGTTGACACGAACTTCTCTTGTTCCAGAAGGATTTGGTCCAACAATTTCTTTAATTGCTTGATCCATTCTTTTGTTGAACGCTTGTTCATGCTCACGCATATACTTTTTCGTGATAGGATCATTCATATCAGCGAGAAGTTTCTTGCCTTTATACTCAGGCTTGTTGTTGATTCGATCAATATCCAAAGTGTTAGCCAAGTCAGCAGCACGATTGTGTACAGCAATAAATGTGTGCAT